ACCAGTTGGCGATTGAATCGTATATGTATATGAATAGCAGTGGTTTAAACTACAAGCCAGATATATATTCAGTATGTATTTGCAACGCGACCGGGCGAGTCTTCGTAAAAAAATGGACTTCGATGATGCTTGACAGGGGCATTTTTAAAGCCCAAGCTGCTCGAGATTTTTACTTCAAAGAAAACCTATTAATGGAACATTTAATATGAAAATAAATACAAAAGACACAGACATAAATAACATAATGCAGGCGGTATCGTTTGCATTGGTAAACGCAAGAGAGCACAAGACTGGCTCTTTTTGGGGAGTCAACGAAGACTCTTGGAGAAATCATCTAGAAGATTTAGCTCGAATTAAACTAGAGTTAAAAACTGGGGCAGAGGTAATATTAAAAAATGAGGAGGGAACTTAATGTGGATACTACCAAAGCAATTACACACCTCAGCCTATGTAGCGGATACGAAGGAATTGGGCGTGGACTCCGAAGCGTTCTCCCAAATTTGCGAGAAATCGCTTACGTGGAGAGGGAAGGATTCCCTATCGCCAACTTGGTTGCGAAGATGGAACAGGGTTCCTTGGATCAAGCTCCTATCTACACGGACGTTAAAACCTTCCCATACAGAAAGTTTCGAGGATGCGTTGATATCCTCTCTGGCGGGTTCCCATGTCAGCCATTCTCAGCTGCTGGACAGCGTAAAGCAACTGAAGACCCAAGACATTTGTTCCCATACATCAGAGACGGAATCCGAGAGTGCCAACCTAGAATTGTTTTCCTCGAAAACGTCGCAGGAATTATATCAGCCAAAACAGCCGACGGAGAATCTGTTCTCCAATATGTCCTCCGAGAGTTGGAAGGATTGGGTTATAGAACAACGGCAGGAGTATTCTCAGCGGAAGAAGTTGGCGCACCACATCAGAGAAAAAGGGTTTTTATCATGGGCTACGCCACAAGTAGCAGATGCTCAGAGAGCAGAGATGGTGAGAACTCCCGAGCAACTAGCCAAGGCGAGATCAACATCGGAGATGGCGAAGCAGGGCAAGAAGAGGGGTGGATGCAGGAACCTGAGAGAGGATGTAATGCAACCACAGAACTGGCCCACAGCCAGAACCTCGGACGCAGAGGGTGGACGAATCAAGACGGAGATGACAGCGACTGGGTTTCAGAGCAAGAGACACCAGAGCAATCAGACCTTTGGGGCAAAACTGAGGGATGCGGTGGAGACTTACGAGGAGAACAAAGATGGCCCTCAAGACCAACAGAGCCACAGCACGACTGGGAAGCACCTAGAGTTGTTTCCTACCCCAAGAGCAAACAAGGTGCATCCAGAGATAACGGAAAAAAACCGAGCTTATCTAGCGAATCGGAACAAATCAAATCTCGAGGAGGAAATAGCGGGTCATTGCGGAAAAGCGACGGGCAAGCTAAATCCAGATTGGGTAGAGCAACTAATGGGTCTACCGACAGGGTGGACAGACTTAGGCTCTTGGGTAACGGAGTAGTGCCTGCTACAGCTGCTACAGCGTTTAAAGTATTAATAAATAGATTACAAAAATGAACTACGAAGATTATAAAATTGAAATAGCAAAAGTAAGGATTGATCTTTTGCGTGACGAAAGCCTATACACATCTCATCGTATTGAGATGTTATCTGATAAAAGAAAAAACATAAATGAAGAAATAAAAAGCTTGAAACTTTTTATAGAAGAGAAGGAAATGGTTAAACATGAATCAACAACAACGTAAATGGATCGAGGACGATATATACGACCTCATAGCAGAAGTTAAAATAGCCGAGAAAAGCTTGAACGAACTTCTTTGTAATATTGGAACGCTTCTCAGTGTAGTGCATGGAGAAGTTGATGCGAATGATACTTTAAATAAACTGATTAAAAAAATTGAAGATGAAAAAACTAAACTTAATAAATAATTGTTTGTTATATTTTATTGTAGCATCAATGCAAATCTTGTGGATACCCATTGCCGCACTTGGCTTTGTTTTTTGGTGTGCTTCTGCTATTATTGAAATAGCTCACATTGAATTGTGCGGGGTTGTCAGCTCAATGCGAAAGAGACTTAAATGATGTATCTCAAGCATAACCAAATAGCACAGTTTCGTGAGGATTTTACTCCTGAAGAATGCCCGGTGCTATTAAGGAAAAGCAATGATTGGTGTTTAGACCACGATCACCAGACTGGCTTGGTTCGCGGTGTGCTATCCAGGGAGGGAAATTCTTTGTTGGGTAAAGTTGAGAACTTCTATCTTAATATGTGCCGAGGAAAGAAATCAGATCTACCTATAGTGCTACGTGCTATGGCTGATTACCTAGACTTTCCTGCTATGAATGTTATGCACCCCGTAGGATTAACACAGCTAGTAAAAAGATTCGGAAGAGACTTGACAGCTAGTGAACAAGTGGACAAGTTAAAGGGTCTTGGGGCTGACGAAGAAAATCTTGATGCCTGCAAGAATGAAAAAACAAGGAAATTGTATTATAGGCAACTATTAATACAATCATACAATAATCAAAATAATGAGTGACGAAATAATCAAGCTTACTAAAAAGCTACAGAGGATACAATGTAACCTCAAGGCCCCTAAAGGTCAGAAAAACAACTTTGGCAACTACAACTACCGTAGTGCTGAAGATATACTAGAAGCGATTAAGCCTCTACTAGAAGAAAACAATGTTGCCATACTTTGCTCAGACAGGATCGAGATGCGTGGTGACTGTATGTTTAATGTAACCACGGCAATCTTGTTAGACTGCGATACCGATCAGCAAATTGCTACAGAGAACTGGGCTATGCACAGCGAATCCAAGAAGGGTATGGACTCAGCACAAATATCAGGGTCTACAGCATCATACAGTCTTAAACGAGCGTTGGGTAATTTATTTGCCATTGACAATGAGAAGGATGCTGATGCTACTAACAAGCACTGGTCTTTATCAAAGGATTTAGCTGTCGGTCTCATCAATGATACAAAAACCATTCAAGATCTTGCAAAAACTTGGAAGTCTTTTCCAAAAGAAATAGCAGCTATGCCGCAAGTTATAGCAGCTAAGGACAAACAAAAACAAAAACTAGAAAACAAATAATATGTCAAAACTACTATCATTAAAAATTAACCTAGATAAGGTCGATAAGAGCAAACTATACAAAGGCTCCAAAGGAACTTATCTTGACCTAGATGTCTGGATTAACGATGAGCCTGACAACTACGACAACGACGCTTCTGCAAGCCTTAACCTATCCAAGGAAGAGCGTGAGTCAGGTGCTAAGAAGGTATATGTTGGCAACGGCAAGAAACTATTTGGCTGGGGTTCGAGCACTGACTCTGCCTCTAGCGTTGATATTAATTCTACTGCGGTTCCTTTTTGATTTGCCCCGAGTATAAGTCCTCTCCTGTTTTAGATTCAGGGTTAAACCTTCATGGTATCGCATTAGGGTTTAATCTTCATCTTACCTCTAAAGCAGGAGGGGCATCTTAACAAAAACTTATTATGAATAGATTATTTTGGGATATAGAAACAAGTCCGAACATCGGATTTTTTTGGAGACCGGGTTATAAAGTTAACTTGTCCCATGATAACATCATTACGGAGCGTGCTATTATTTGCATCTGCTATAAGTGGGAAAAAGAAAAGAAAGTCCATTCGTTGTCTTGGGATGAAGGATGTGACATAAAGCTCTGCAAGGAGTTTATGGATGTCATGCAGAATGCTGACGAGATGGTAGCCCACAACGGGGATAAGTTTGACATGAAGTGGTTTCGAGCTAGATGCTTAAAGCACAACCTTGGGATTCCAAAGGATGTTACCACTGTAGATACACTAAAGTTGTCACGAGCCAATTTTGAGTTTAACTCTCATCGCTTAGATTACATCGCAAAGTTTTTGCTTGGATACGGAAAGATTGACACTAGCTTTGGACTATGGAAAAGAATAGTGCTAGATAGCTGTGAGAAATCAATGTCCCACATGGTTCGATATTGCAAGAGAGACGTAGTCATACTCCAAGAGATTTATGAATACATAGCGAAACACACAAAGATGAAAACTCACATTGGGGTTCTCGAGGGTAACGACGGATGGACTTGCCCTTCCTGTGGTTCTAGTAACGTAATTAGATACGGAAAGAAGATAGGTGCGACTGGCGTAGTTCGACAAAGGATGCAGTGCCAGGACTGCGGTCACATGTATACCATCTCTAATTCTAACACCATGAAATACGCGGAACATATTTTAGATAAGAAAGAAAAAGAAAATCAAATCAAAAGAAAAACAAAAAATAATGGTAAAAGAAATAACAAAAAGAAAGAAACCAATTCACGCTAATGTTGAAGCAGAAAGAATTTTAATTGGATGTTGTTTATTCCCCGACAAAGAGCAGTCGGTTGATGCTTATGACAACATAATACAAATCGTTAACGATAATGATTTTTACGACCGATCGAACAAGATATTTTTTACTAGCATAAAAGAGCTTCACAACAAGGGTGAGGATGTAAATGATATCAGCTTGTATGAAATGCTTCGTAAGAAGGATCTTATAGATGAGGTCGGAGGTATGCCTGCTATTTTTGCTATATCTAGTTTGTGTGAGAGCACCATGCAATCTAAGGCTGCCGCTAAAATCGTCAGAGAGCGTAGTAACGCCAGGAAAATTGTGCGTAGTTCACGTTTAGCAATAGAGAAGATAGACGCAGGTGCTGATGCTGATGAAGCTAAAGCGTATGTTGAGTCAGAGGTGGCTAAGATCGACGGGTTCCAAGATGATGATGTGTCATTGGGTAATGTCGGGTCAGAGTTCATTAGCCAAATTCAATCAATGCAGGACGGGACATACGCCCCGGTGCGGATTCCTACTGGTATAAAGTCTCTTGATGCAAAGCTCCCAGAAGGTGGTATCGGAAAGGGTGAAGTGTTTGTTATCTCTGCTCCAACATCCTGCGGTAAATCTCAGCTCGCTTTGAATATAGCATTGCGATTAGCTATTCGTGACAATAAAGGTGTAGCGTTGTTTTCTCTAGAGATGCCTCCAGAGCAAGTGTTTAAACGTATGGTGCAGATATCATCATGCTGTAACATCGAAGAGGCAAACAATAGCACCGACAAGGTAGAGGCTTTTAAGCCTATCGTAGAGGCTACTGAGAAGATTAAGAAGTCGCCTATATATATCTACAATCATATTAGGAACATGCACGACCTTAGAGCCAAGTGCAGGAACCTGAAGAGGAAGCACGGAATATCTATGATAGTCATAGACTACTTGCAGTTGATACCTTGGGACGGCAAGATGCAGAAGCACGACGGGATAGCAGAGGTTAGTCATAGCATAAAGCAGATGGCTATGGAGCTTAACCTTCCAGTGATACTACTAGCTCAGGTAAATAGAGAGGGTGCGAAGAGAGGTAAGTTATCTATATACGACCTGAAAGACTCAGGTGACATCGAGAACGACGCTGATGTTATCCTGATGATGTGGCCCACTTGTTTCGACATGGCTAAGAGCAAAAAACTTGACAAAGCAGGTAAGCCATATATTGATTTATCATACAGTCTCGTTAAGAATCGAGAGGGTGAACGAGACGTTGTAGACAAGTTTATATTCGACAATTCAGTCGGCAGGATTTACTAATTTTTATTGGGAGAGGGGTAGCGGTAACGCCCCCACGGAGTTTTTAGATTATTTATACTCCGCTTTGATCTCCCTACTTTTTCCTTTGAACAGATACAAGATCACCTACGTAAACTTTGACATGAAGGAAGGTGAGAGCTCTGTCGCATCGAAGTGGGCTCACGATGAGAAATCCGCAGTTAGGTTGCTTCTTGCAAAGAACCCAGACAAAAACGGGTATTGTGTGTTTAAGAGAGGAGGAAGCGGCAGGATTCTTAATGTAGAACAAGCTAGTTTCCTTGCTATTGAACCGGTGCGTTCATCTCTCCGCGACGAACAGCAGCTTGATCTTGCTCCATAGCTAGATTACCAAGGTTAGCTAGTTCTTCTTGAATATAGACAGACATCTCTGGATGGTCTCTCATGTGCAACATCAATGCTTTCATACCTTCGTCTGTAGCCATAAAAAATGGCAACCACTGTCTAAACACTAGAGCAGCTTCGTCAGGTGTTTTTCTTGATAGCAGATTTTTCAAGCCCGGCGTAGCAGCAAATCTTCCAAAGAAGTATCGGCTGACATCTGGTAGCAGATCGCCAATAACGATTGTAGTTTGCATACCTCCTGATCCTGGTGAAACAACGGGCCTGACACCGGGTAGCTTTCTGGGCTGAGGGGTGCTATATTTTGCTACTCGCGCTATAGCTTCCATGTTTTCAACCCATTCCTTGCCTAGAACCTCTGTTGCTACCTTTCGGATTTTAACATCTTTTAGCCTTGTTAGCATAATATCAGAATCAAACAAACCTTCACCTCTACTGGTAGTGGCATAGTTTACTTTAGTTGGCTTAGCTGATTCTATAATTTCTGTAGCTAATTTATTGCGTAATGTTTCTATACCAAACTCTGGTGAAGTTTCTTTAATTACTTTTACTAGATCTGTTATTTCTCTAGAGCTGTAATTAAGCAGGGAACCAACGGCTTCTAGAGCGTCTTCCGTCGATAGGGTTCCTTTCTTTTTTACGATAGCTTCAAACAGTTTATTTTGCTCTTCGGTTATTTTTTCAGCAGCTTTGACTTTTGCATTTGCTATTTTTTGAGCATTTTTTCTCTGCGTAGGTGTGCCGACAGAAAGTATTTCTCTAAAAATATTATCGTCTAGTTCCAAAACTTTACCACTTTTACTAACTAAATCGTTTATTTGTTCTAAAGCGTCTTTTTTTGCTTTCCAGCTTTTACCGAATAGTTCACGTAAAATGTTATTATCAACATTCATTCGCATACCTTTTCCTAATTTTACCGTTCCGTTAAGACCCAACTTTTGCATATAAGCCGTTCGGAGTGCGCCTTCAACTTGTGATCTACTCATCATTCCAGGGCCTGCTATCTTGGGAAAAGCTTTCAGGGTTTCTTCTACGCTAGTTCCGTTTGTAAGAATGTGTTTCATTACGTTTTCTCCACCCATAACAGTGTGAGTTTCAGCAACAATTCCTCCATTCCCGCTACCAAAGTCTGGCTTTATCATAGGTTTTACGTCTACCCTAAGAAACTGTCCGTATTCACCTTTGTAAAATTCATTTGCTTCAGTTAGAGCTTTTTGTGTTCTTGTGCCTTTTAATGTTTTGTCTCGAACTGCTGCAAGTTCTTTAAGCATAAGCCTAGAAAATCCAGGGGTTTCGCCTACCGCGCCTATAACTCCAAAGTCTGATCGTTCCGCATATTTTTTAATAAGTGTATCTAACTGCTTGTAGGATAAGGTCTTAACTGCTTTAAAGTCTTTCATGCCACCCTTAAATTCCAAGGGAAGCTTTTCCTTTAATGCCTTTAACACAGCTTCGTCAGATAGACCCGCCCTTTCCATAGCAGTAGCAAAGGCTCTGGAAGCCATAACATCGTCGATACCAGCTCCACCTTCATCTAAGGCCCGCCTCATGGCTTTTAAGATAGAATCTACGTCATAGAATATTCCTTCGTCAGATGCTGTTGCGGTTACCTTATCGAAAAGTTTTCTTTTTTCATTGCGAGTAACTTCAAATGATCTTTGCAGTCCTTTCTGAATTTTTTCTCCTGTCTGTTTAGACAGATACAGGCTTTTAGTTCCACCCATTCTTTTCATTTTAGTCTGCAATATCTTTTGTATAGCATCTCTTAGTGGGGGTTCAAACGACGCTACATCATCACTAAGTTGAGTTAATTGTTGGGTTATTCTAGTTCTAGCTAACTCTACTACTTCCTCTATTGGTTGTGGTGAACCACCTTTGAGGCTATTTAGCATGACATCTAGCTCATCAATGTTGGTTTGATACATCTTTCTGAGAGCAGCACTGTTTGCACTAGCTTTTGACTCAGCTTCAGCAGCACCCCTACTAGTTAAACCACCATAGCCCAGATCTAACTTAGGAACTAATTCTGTTCCGTCGTCTAAAACTTTGGTATATGTAGTTTTTAAGGTTTCTATGTCTTTGCGATAAAGCTTTGCTACATCATCAGCACCTGACCCAGCAAAGCCACTTAACCACTGACCGCCTCGAATAAATGCCATTTCAGGGACAAAGGCTACGGCTGATTCTACTCCTCTTCGTTTGGTAATTTCCCCAAAGTCAGGGACAGTTCCGTCGTATAATGCTACTGCACTATCTTGCAGCACACCAGCTCCAAAGTATGATCCCGCAGAAATGGTTGCTAATGTAGCAGCTGAGCCCCACCCAGCAACAGCCAGAGATGGAATAACAACTGGCGCAGCAATTACAGCAGCCGTAGCAGCGATTATAGGAATAGCAGCTCCAGCACCAAACTGCGTAATATCACCAAAATCTAAACCTTCTTCGTTTACATATTTGTATTTAGCGTTATCTCCTTCGCCTTCAGTCTTTATTATAAGCCTGTAACTGCCATTTACCGGGACAGCTTGCACATTCCTATATCCATATTCTCCGCGAAGATGGTCAAGCTTTTGACCCATAGTAGGTCTGAGACCCAATGCCATTCTGTCAGCATCCCCTATCCCGCTAGTAGCATCTACATTTTGTATAGGGACTCGAAGCTGTAATGCCGTGTTTCTTTCAAGTCTTTTTACGGCAGTTAAATCGTCTACATCCTTGCCGAGGGCATCTTTTTTATAAGATCCATCCAGCAGTTCTTGACTGGCTTCGACAATAGATGCTCCTATCAGCTCTCTAGCAAGAGATTGGTTTAGGGGTTGACTACCAAAGTATTGAAACGAATCGCCAGTTACGGGATCATTAATATTTATCGACATATTATTTTGTTGATATGTTTTTTATGTTGCTACTAAAGGCTTCCGTCTGAGCGTTGCCACCACCAAAGAAATCGTATATCTTAGGGGCTATAAATTGAGCAGCCATAGGCACAAGACCACCAGGGCCAGCTAAACCAATCGCAACTTTGGCTCCCTTTCGCATATTCTCACTATTTAATTCAGCTCTAGCTTCTTGCTCTTGGTTAAAGACCGCTTCTCCAGCTGCTATACTTTGCTCTCTCCTTTCGGCTTGACTCATTGCGGGAGCAGGTGTTCCTCCATCTGGCCCTGATTCAACCGTAACTGCGGCTTGCGGAACTCCTACGTTGTCTACAAAGTATCCTGACCTTGCTGCTATTTTTATTCCCACGTTGTTTGTTGTTTCAAAGGTGTTTATATCTTTTAATATATTAGATATTTGACGCTCTGAGATACTTCCTTTGCTATTGACAGCAGCTGCCCCATACTTATCGACCATTGACCTATAGGTTTTATATGCAAGTTTATTTCTGTCGTAAACATATAGATTAACCGAGTCCTCTAAATCGCCTTTTTGTAGATATTGATCTATAGAACTTGCCTTGTCAATTAGGGATGTAAATTCCACGACGGATACTTGACCCAATCCAGTAGCTCCTTGCTTGGAGTTATCCTTTAGGGTTTGCATTGTTGTAAGCGCAGAACTGGATGTAAGCTGGCTAAGGGCTCTTTTCATTTCTACAGCCGATTTGCCATCGAATGGCATATCAAGACCTATTGCAGCCGCCCAAGTGGGGATGGCTCCAGAAGTAGCAAATCCAGCGTTACTTTTAACTCTGTCTGCCGCATTTTCAACAATTTGTGTATCTTCGAGAAGAGCAGATAAAGCAGCTGTTTCTTTTTGATAGGCTTCATCGAACTCTCTTGTCCTTTCATCTATTACTTCGGATGATGGTGGCGCATATACCATGCCTTGTGCAATGGCTGCCGTTGTTTGTTCTCTAGCGTCGTCTAAGTCGACTCCAGCGGCATATAGTTGAGCCGTATATAAGTCTGGGGTAGGTAAACTAGCAACATTACCAGATCCAAGAACATACTCTTGCCTTCCTTTGTCTAGATCCATTTTAGCTTGAACTCGTTGTATCGCTGTTCCTCGCTTTACACCATCAGCTTCTTGAGCTGCGACTAATGGGTTGTTTATAGCTTCAGGTGAAGCTACTACTCTGTTGCCCTTAGCGTCCGTAAAGAACGGTGCATTTGGGTTTACCTCGGGTGTTTCCACGGAAGCCTCTACAGGGCCTTGTGGGGCAAATGGATTGTTGTCAACTAAGCTTTGCCCGGTAGGAGTTGCGGGTGCTTGCGGAGTAGTGGCAACAGGTTCAGGCAACATTGCCCCAGTAACAGGTCTAGCAACTGGATCATTTGTAGAAGTCGCGTTAATAGCACCAACCGTAGGCGTATTAACAGAAGCGGTTGGAGCTCCGCCAGCAGCTACCCCTGGGCTCAACAAAGCTTGTAAAGTTGCTGCTCTAGGATTTGCGCCAGAGTTTTGTAGAGCAGCCAGTTCAGCATTAGATACATTCGTTTTAGCCTTGCTTGCGTCGCGAGCTGCGTCGGCTTGATCTATTTTAGCTGTAGTTAAATCATTGTTAAGTTTATTGTCTGATGTCTGTGCCGTTAAAGCTATCTGTTTTTGAACAGAGCCTAAGTAAGACGATATAACTGAATTGTCTTCTAGCGTAGCACGGCCCTGAGTAGCTTTGGTGTAGGCTTTTTGTATGCGAGGAGGAGCGTTATTTAGGGCTTTTAACAGATCTTCATTGTTGTCTATAGCACCCATCCATGCGGCTTGTGCATCAGCGGAAGTCCTGTTGTTCATTGTAACTTCAGCCAAAGAAGCCCGGATGCGAGCATTCTTTTCCTTGCTTGCAATTAATTCTTGATCTTGACCGCGAATAACAGCTTGAGTTAATTGACTATAGTCCGCAGATGCTACCTGTGGATTTATCATTGCTTGATTTACTTGAACCATAATTTTATTATACTTTAATTTTAAACACTTTAGCCAAAGAGAAAGTCCCAGATAGCCGCAGTAGCATCGGCTGTGACCTCGATTACCTTGGAACCAACATCAACAGCAGTTTCAACAACATTACTAGTTACGTCAATACCAGCACCCAATAAATCTGCGCCCACATCAACAACACCTCCAACAACATTTGAACCTAGATCATAAGCACCTCCGAGGGCATCGGCTCCAAGCCCTAGAGCTCCCGATCCAAGAGTTGCAAGACCGCTTAAAGCACCACCGCCACTAGTTGCAGGTGTTGTAACATAAGGCTGATTTAAACCATTGCCACCAGCGTTAGTTAGATTGCCACTTAAATCTGTTGCAAAAGGATTACCACCACCAGAGGTTATATTACCGTATGTATCCGTTGCAAAAGGATTACTGGGAATAACATTTTCTCCATAGTTAATTCCCGCGCCACTTGTATCAGCATTGCTTCCAAATAAACCTGCGCCCGTTTGAAGTAAGTCTAACCCAGTGCCAAAAGAGTTTACATTAAATGTTGAGCTGGGATCGTAAGTAGTGGCAGGAAGAGGAGTAGTGTTGAACGTGCTAGTATTAGCAGGGACAGTAGCTGTATTTACTGGTTGTGTAGCAGTATTAGCAGGGGCAGTAGCTGCATCTGCTGTTTCGTCTTGACCAAGAAGATTACCTACTCCAGTTAAAAGTCCTCCCGCAGCACCTGCCACGCTAGAAACTACGCCGGCTCCAGGGAGTGAAGACCCCGAAGCACTATCTGCAATGCCTTGAAAAGAATCTCCTAGACCGCCAATGAAAGTAAAAGCATCTGAAGCTGTTTGTAAGCCATCTTTAAATGTGTTAAATCCATTCTCAAGTTTTTCAAGAGTAGACAATTCATTAGCTTCTCGAGCGGCGTTAATTGATTCTTGGTAAGCTTGTTGTGCTCTTTGATTATCCAAAAAGTTTTGAGTATTTGAATAATTTTGCTGAGCTGCTCCAACTGCATCGACGGCTCCATATACGGGGCTAATTGTTTTATTGCCCGATGCGTCATAACCTCCTCCTAGTATCATGCCAGGTATTTGCTGAGTAAAGTTACGACTCATGTTAAAGGTGTTTCCACCTGCTACTTGAGCTCTTGCTTCTCGATCTGCTCTAGCTTGCTCTGATCCAATCAAACGCTCGTAAAGCATACTAGGATCTCTTTCCCGTCCTTGCAAAGCAGAGGTCTGGAAAGCATCTTCCGTAATTTGAGCCTGTCTTGAATCAGAGAAGTTACCTTCCGCTTCATCATACAGTCGATTCGACATTGTATTTTGTTGCCGCAGTTGATTTGTAGCAACTTGGTCAGTGTTATACAATGCTTGCGCGTAACTAGGCCCGTAGTTTTGAAGTAGTCCTAAGTCAGAGTCCCGCTGAGTTTGTCTTAGTTGATTTACTAGTTCTTGGTCTTGTCCCGCAAGAGTGGCAGTCCTGTCAAATGCTAAGTCTTCAACTTGCCTTTGGTATTTGTCTATTAGGTTTTGGGCATCTACCTGAGCTAGTCCTCCGCCCCTGTATCTATTTGCTACTTCATCCCCATAAAGAACTCGAAGTAGACCAAAGGTAGGATCAAATTCGTCTCCGTATTGAACTTCTCCAGATGTAGCACCCGGATTAGTTCCACCCGTAGTAAATCTATCCTCTAAACCTAAATTATTTTCATTATAACCAGGTGTTCCGGGAGCAACTGTAGTGTCCGAAACACCAGGATTAGGCCCAGCTCCTATGATAGGCAGACCACCAATTGGTAGATTTGCATCAGGATTGGGATTAACAGCCCCTGGGACGGCATCCATGGTGCGGCTAGAAGGATCTAGATCGGTAAGATTGGGGCCGAGAGGAGTTCCAGCCCCTATAAGACCAGGATTAACAGCACCAGGGCCAGTAGGAATTCCAGCCCCTATAAGACTAGCATTATCTGCCATGCCTGCAAAGTGTGCTTGAGCTTCTGCAATTGACGCAGGATCGGTCGAGCCCTGAACTACTCGAGGAGGGCGAACTAGATTTTCTGGAAGATAGGAAGACTCAGTGGCTTGCATTCCTGCCAAATGAGCTTGTTGAGGTGTAAGACCTTGCTGTATAGAACTACTGTAAGCAACTTCATATGCGTCATACGCGGCCAAACCATGATGCACCGCATCCAAACCACTAAACGAATTTGTATCGTAAGCTTGTCGCGCTCTTGACTCAAACTCTTGTATTTGTTCGGGACTTACACCCAAAGGCTCAAAGTTATGCACTACCTTGGGCATCGTGTCAACGAAACTACCCATCGTGTCAGTCCCCGTATCAGTGGTAGTCCCTATAATAGGATCTAATTGATCAATCCCTACGCCTGGCGTATTGAAGGGGTTATTGGGGTCGGGAACAGCTATACTGCGATTATAGTCATTTCTTGTTCCCCTAAACCATCCCGCGTCGGGGTCAGCACTAAACCCTCCGTCTGGAGCTGTAAAAGATTCTCCTGTTATTGAATTGTAATAATCTACTGTCATTTGAGGAAACTGCTGAGGCTCCCCATTGGGGCCAGTATCCGTCCGCCTAGTTACACCTTCAGGGTAATTCCCTTGACTCGTTTCATACTGCTGTTTTGTTCCAGAAATCCAACCCGATCCTTCTTCAAACGTATACTTATCGCTAGGGGCTATAAAAGTTTCTCCCGTCTCAGGATTGTAATGGCGTTCTGGAGTTCCAAAACCCATTGGGCCGTCGGGGGCAATAACCCCATTGGGAATATTTTCTGGGCTTGCATTTAATATTACTTGATCTATAAAATTAGGATCATAAGTACCACCTGTATTAATCTCCACTGATTGTTCAGTAGGGCCTAAAGAGCTAGTTCCCGGGCCAGTGACAAAAGGGTTCCCATCAGATTCTGGGGTAACAGGTTCATTTCCACTTCCGTAAACTTGATCGTAAGCAGCTTGCGCACCCATCCCCGTCGCAGCTAACCTCTGAAATTCTTGTCGAAGAGTATTTTCTATCGTCATTTCCCTTTGTTGATTATAAAGGTCTATAGCTGTTTGATTGTTGCCTTGATACGGAAGCCCGGCGTTTGTGTTCTGCACGCCCGAAAGGTTTGGCTCAACCAGATTTCCGTTTTCATCGTATTCAAGCATTCTATTGCTTGAAGAGCCTCCACTACTAGTAGGAACAAGATCCCCAGAGGATTGATAATCATTGTTTGTTGTGCCGTTAGTGGGAACTAGAGTATTCATATTAGATTGTGAATTGTTACTACCGTTAGTGGGAACTAGAGTATTTGTAGTAGATTGTGAATTGTTATTGCCATTAAGTTCACCCCTAGTAACAATCCCGTCACCATTTGCATCTACCGCGTCAAATTGCCCTTGAACTTCACCTATAAGACTTGAATGGATGTTTCCACCAACACCATATCTTTGTTTAAAATTATCAAAAGTTATTGATCCATCACCGTCTTGGTCTGCTTCATTAAAGATCGTTTCATCTAGAGGTTGAGTCTCCATATGGAAATAATCATATTTATCGTAGCCCGTATTTGTGCTTGTGTTGGCATTTGCATTAGCCAATGCAGTCCTTGCAGCATCCGCTGCTGCTCGAGCATCATCAATTGTTTTTTGGTCAACGCTACCGCCACCGCTACTGCTACCGCCACCGCCGCCACCGCCACCGCCGCCTCCGCTGTTATTGTTGTTGTTGTTTTCTGCCTCTTCTGCCGCTTCTCTTTCTCTCCTAGCGTTTGCAACATCGCTATTAGATGCGTTTGTGCTGGAGTCTTGAACTGTGTTAGGATTCCTTTCAACAGTATCAGAATGCCTTTCAAAAGTATCATTAAAATTAGAACGAGTGCTAGGGTCGTCAGGAACATTTGTAAAGCCACTACCAGGTTGATTGCTCTGAGTGTTTGTTACTCCACCATTATAATTTGGCTCGGTATAATTTCCATCTTGGTCAAAAGTTCCGCCTTGTTCGTAACCTGCTTGAGCTCTGGCTCCATCTTCATTTGCGTAAGCAGTGTATGGCTGACCATCACTATCATACATAGTAATTTCATTGGGAGTCTCTTCGCTCCACTCATCGCCATAAGCAGGTGTCCACGTATCATCATCGTTTAATCCTGGCCCTACAGGCCCATCAGCGTAATTACCATTTTCATCAAGGCCCGCTCCGTCATCTCCATAATTACCGGGATCCTCATCCTCACCTTGCCGATAGGTGCGCAGATAATAATCATCTAGACTTTCACCCGGCAGCATTCCATCTTCTATCATTTGTGATCCATCTTCTCCATCGGGGGTATAGTCTCTCATCGCCTGAGCCATTCCTTCCGCTTCTAATCGTGCCTCTCTTTCTTCAGGTGACTCAAAAGGATTGTAGGGAGTGCCATCTTCATTACGCGGGCCGCTTCCATCGTCTACTATATTACTGCCAAAATCATTCGCATCAAAATCCGATTCACCTTCTCGCCCGTCTTCAGGTGGATAATAATTGTTTTCCGCTGCTGCTTGCGCTGCTGCTTCTGCCGCCAGCATTGCATCTATATCAGATTGACTAGGCCCTTCGCCACCGTTATTCCAGTCCCCATTTGCGTTTTGAGCATCTGCTCCCGCTTGCGCGTCCGCCATGTATTCCGCTTCTAATCGTGCGTTTCTTTCCTCTTCTGACTCGAAGGGATTGTAATAACTACCATCTGGATTGCGTTGTCCAGTTTCTACTTCATTATTATAAATGTCTCCCCGAAGAGAGTCAACTTCTTCTTGTTCAGCATCAAGCGCAGCATGTTTTCGAGCGTATTTTTCATTTAAAGAATCATATGCAGCGTCATACCCTTCTTGATCTGTAACATTTTCTAAAAGTTCATCTAACTCATCGAAAAAATTCATACTCTGATCTCGGTCAAGCGCATCGCGTCTGTCTTGGATTGAATTTTCTCTTTGATTTAATTCTTCTAAAGCGGTAGGGTCGTAATCGCTAGGGTCGTTGTTTATGTCATTATCGCCAAGCCCATTTACTCGAGTTGGAAGCCCCTGTTCATTTACTGTCTCTGGAAATTGTTCGTCGTAGTAATTGTCAATTTCATTTACTAATTCTTCATATGTCTTAGGAACCGTAGATGTCCTGTCTAGATATTCTTGAAGCTGCTCTGGTGTTGCATTAAGGGCATCCTCTGCAAGTTGATTATAGGCAGCTTGTGTATAAAGTTCATCTAAAGCTGCTTGTTCTTCTGGAGTTGGGTTTTGTCTGTCTTCTGGCCCAAATACTCCAAACGGATTTGCCAGAAAATCGCCCACGATGGGAATAGGCGTAATAACATTGTCGTAAAGGTTTTCTACAAGTTTGATTGGGTTTGCAACTAAATCTAAAATGTTAGCTGCTCCCTCAACTGGATCCGGCACATCTCCTGAAAGAATTGTTAAGTCCTGAAGTGTAAGTTCCTGACCGTCTGGGATGCCGTCAATTAGTCCCAAAAACTGATCTTGAGATAGGTAATCTCTTACTTCTTGACCATCCTTAGGGCTTAGAGTGTCAGAAAGCTTTTTTATCATTGGGTAAAGAATAAATGCTACTGGTATTGCCATTCCCCCCACGCTAATAGCTCCCAAGCTGGAACTTTGGATTCCAAGCTTAATTGCGTTTTGAGCAATATCACCTCCAAGATATTTCTTGTATTGAAAGTTGATATCTTTTAAAGTTTTTACAGTCCCTGATCCAATGGCTTCAGCGAACCCTGCTATTGACTTTAAAACACCTGCGTCGGTTTCTGCGTATTGTGGGTCTAAGCCCTGGCTTTCATAATACTGATTTATTTGTTCTTCGCTTTGACCTAATTCATTTTTAAGATAATCACTTACTACATCTTGGTTAGCGGATGTAGATGTTAATGGCGAACCATACACGGCGGCATTATAGTGCATTGGGTCAGCAAACATCCTTTGCACAATGCCCATGTCTGAATTACTTGTAAGATCAATCTGATTTGCGCCTGGGCCAAAAGCAGTTACAACATTAGATCCTATTTGTGCTTGAGCTTCGGTCAAAGTCCCATTCATTTGTGCAGCGAAAAGGGCAAGCTTCACCCCTTGAGACATATATCCATTGCTTCCTTCAAGTTTATTTTGAAGTTCTTTTGGGACAAACGTCTCGTAAGTCCTGCTAATTAGATGCCCAACGTCAGGCAAATTCATAATTTCTGACCCAGCCCGACGCTCAAGCTCATTTAGGACAAAATCATTTGCAGCTAATCCTTCTAATCCTCCATCGGTAAGGATGTTGGTAATATTATTAAAAGCCGTATCCCTGTTGGTTGTAACGCCTGCTCTAGGAAAAAGCAAATCGTTAATTATTCCGCCAACGGAGTCAGATAATTCTAACCCTTCGGCAGTATTGCGGTAATTATGGAGGTCGTATCTTTCTGAGCTAGTCATAATGTTATGAAATTATGTAAGATTTCCGAGAAACAAAGTCATGATTTGTCCAGCGTTATTGTAAAACAAATTGACTTTGGGAGTGCCCGCTACATCAATGCCAATTGTAAACATTCCCTCGCCTAACGTTCCATTAGTTTCGCTTCCAGCGGGTGCGCCACCCCAGGGGGTAGGAACAGCGTAAGGATTTTGACGGGTAAATGAAACCATGCCATCATTTTGGGCTCTAACAGATCCAGTTCTATTCCCAAGACTATCCATAGATCCAAACTCAGACCCGCCAGTGCCATTGTTTTTTAAGTTTCTGCCTATTGCTATTGTATTATTTGCTAGAGCTTCAGCTTCGTGACCAATCGCCAGTGCGTATTCAGCCGTAGCAGTTGCATTGCTTCCTATTGCTATTGAACTTGTTCTAGTCGCATAAGCAAAGTTGCCAATACCTATTGAATTGGTTCCGGTTGCTCGAGCGATACTGCCTATTCCAATTGAGCGCAACGCTGTAGCTTGCGCTACAGGCCCTATAGCTACTGAGTTTTCCCCAGAAGCAATAACTGATTGACCCAAGCCAGTGCTATTTCCGCTAGAAGCTCTAACATTTCTTCCAATGGCGATAGCCCTTGTTCCCGAAGCCACACTAGCTGAATTGGAATTTCTATCGCTCTGGATATCCAGGGATTCATCTCCCCTCGTAGCTCCAGTTTTATTTCCCCCTACGTAAGCATCTGTCCCCACGAGCTCAAGTGCTCCTTGCATATTAACCGCAAGTTTTGGTTTAGTGATACCGCCATCTCGAACAATTACTGATCCTGCTCCATTAAGTTGCGTAGTAGAACCATCAACAACCGCAGATGTAAACGTGGCTTTACTTACCAAGTTGTTGAGATTTGTAGAAGTTACAGTGTCGTCATCAGCGTAAGGAGTTTGGATTGATAATATGTCTGACATTATATTGCTGTGTTTGTGGAGTTAAATGATATGCCTCCGGATGTTTTAATTGATTTTATTCTAGGTCTTCCAGAGAAATTGTTTAAAGTAAATTGAATTGCGTAAGCTCTACTATTACCTATTCTACCACGGATGGATACATCTTCGTTTTCAGGCAATGGGCCACTCTCTAATCTTGAAGCTAAATTTCCTAAATTTAAGTCGTAATCTATGTCTGTAGTTTTTGCTAAAATATTAAAATCAGATGTTTCGTCAGGAGAAGACTGGACTTGAATGTCAAACGTATTCCATTTTTTCCTATCGGTAGTTCCAATTGTAAAGTCTCGAGTTGTTAAACTAGCTTCAATGGGTTGTGTTGTAATTAAATTTGAACCAGAAGGGTTAGAAGAAATTCTATCAGTCGCGTCATTTCTGCTTTCCAACAAGTGAACTCCACCAAATGAGTTTACGCAATATACTCCCCTGTTATCTGCTTCTCCAGCAATAATTAATTTTTCATAATCAAAAGATGGAACCGAGTCAATAGACTCCCATTGTTTATTTATAAAATTGTAAATTAAAACTACATTGTTTTTTGTAGCTATAACTTCCTCGCCCGAGCTATCGACAGAATTTAAAGGAACTGCGATGTAATATTTGTTGTCAAAGTATACAGCCGAAGAATTTTGCCATAAATTTCTATTTATTGATCGAATCGTTTTATCTATCGCTTCACTTAAAGGAACTTCATTTCCCCGAAGGTTGTATAAATCTTGGAAAGAAGCTCCATATATTCCGCTGTCAGATAAGAAAAACAGATTACTTCCTACTTGAACTATACTGTCTTTTGCTACGCAGCCTATTTCTCCAGTAACAAGACTCGTTACTGCCTGAGATATATTTATA